TTCAGGAATTTGGCTTATAGGTTTGCCACCAATAGTAGTAACAAAAATAGCTTGGCCTTGAGGTCCAACATACTCTTCTACTCCATAGCCTCCACCGCCGGGAGTTGGACTATACTGAAATTCTGGATAAGTAACATTTTGCTGGGCCGGAGGACGAATAGGCGCAGTAGGTCTATACATTTGTTGAGTAAGAGGAGAAGGAGCAGCAAAAGCAGGTGCCGCCGCAGGTTGTATGGCTGCAGGTGGCGCGACACCAAAAGGTTGTTGTGTTGGCTGATTAGTTAATGCTTTAGTAGTTACTGCTCCGGGTTTAATTGTAGGCATACCACCAACAGCAAGTGTGGGCATACCACCTTCTTCCTGCATTTCAGAAGGCAGCACAGCAGTTTCTAAACCTGCATCATCTGAGTTAGGCTCGCCAGTTAAACCAATGTCATCTAACTGCTCCATGCCCTGTTTAGCTTCACGTAAAATTCCTACTAACCGTTCTACTCCAATGTACCGTACAGCATAAGCAGGTATAACAAACTCACCGGGACTAAGCATAGCTGGTTGATCATCACGGACTTCTTCTTTTAAAGCACCGTTAGGTACTTCATTGCCGCTTGCCTCATCAACCATACCGCCTTCGTCTTTAAGACCAATGGTTATTGTTTCTGCTTGTGCATCTTTAGCCATAGTACCACCTTTTTTAAATTTATAGTCTGTTTTTTTTCCGTATTTAGTTCCTTTAGCTAGTACTAATGATCCAATTTGAATTACTTCATCCGCACTTATTACAGGTAGCATTGAAGCTTTATCATAAAAATAACTATGCTTGTAAGGATTCATACCCACTTGAATCCAATCAGATTTTGCGGGATTAGCAAGATGTTTTTGTGCAATTAAAGCTAGTTCTTCTGTTGATTTATTTTTCCATGTACCTTCCATTACAGCAAAAGGAGTCTTAGCACCCCCTATAGCTATTTTTAAAGCTTTAGCTTGTCCCGTTGGACTACCAAATACTACCTTTGTTAAATTTGCAGATTCACCATATGTAGATTTAAAAGTGTTATCAGGACTAGCTACAGTTACAACCCATGTATTATAGTTATTATATGCAGGAATATCAAGTCTAGTTGATACTTTTTGACCTGCTAATTCTTTACTTCTTTCAGGAGTTATAACATTACCTTGAGCTTTTTTTCCTGCTACAACAGCTTCAATTCTTCTAGGTATTGGAACTTCTGGAAGTTCAGTTATTAATTTAGAGGGATAAAACGTATCGGCAATTTCATCAAAAGTTTCTTTATTTATTTTTTCGTCTTTTAATAACTGCGCTGCTTCTTTTAATTGTGGTGTTTGTATTTGTCTTTGGCTTTTTTCAAGTTTATATGCTTCTTGTATATCAGAAAAATCAGCATCTTTTTCGTCAATAATGCTACCATCCTTACGTGTATAAACTTTAGGTTTGTATATTTTTTTACCAATAGCTCTTAAAGCTTTACCTGCTGCATCCCCAATTATAGGTGCTGTACCTAAAGCTAACGCTGCTGTATTTAACCCAGCACCAAGGTACTTTTTACTTTTTAAGCTTTGTGCTACATCAATTGCTCCAGCAGCCTCACCTACACCCGGAACAAAATCTACTGCTTCTGCAGCAATTCTAGCTGCGTTAGGATTGCCTCCTGCTGCTATGACTGCATCATATGCTTTTGTTCGCATAGGATTACGTTCATTTTCTCTGTACCGTTCTGAAGAAGCATAATCTGGTGTTTCTTCTTCTTCTTTAGGTTTATACAAATTTGAACTACGAGGTATAACAAAACCATTACTCGTAGTACTAGATTCAGCCATTTGCATTTACCTCGTCGCGCAAACTTTTTAGTTTATTAATTACTGCAATTGCACCTTGTGCCCTATACAAATCCATCGGTTCATTAGCACGTTCAATTGTAGAATGTTGTTGATTTACTAGTTCGTCTAGATACTCGTTGTACCCATCCCAACTTCTTTTAGTGTTAACCCACGCCTTGAGCTTTGCTAGGATTTGCTTGTCCACTGAACTGTCCTTCCTCTGGAGTTGCTGCCGCACCTATGCCAATAGCTCCACCGCCGCCGCCCTGCATATCAGCAGGAGATAGACCCGGTGCGCCACCAGCAGGTGCGGCTCCGGGCTGACCCGGCTGTTGTGGTTGTTGTGGAGGTGCAGGAGGTGTGTCTTGTTGAATAAGCTGCGCTTGTCTAGCAGCCTCTTCCATTGAGTTAGTAACCTTATCTGGATCAAGACCCAAAGAGGTTGCAATCTCACGAATGATAACAGGAAACTTAGCAAACGGTGCAAGCACAGGATTAGACACAACTTGCAAGTACTGCAACAATCGTTGACTGCGTACTTCGTTAGCCATCAAGCTTTCAGTGCCACGTGCTTTAACTTCTAAGTCACCCTTAATAGATGTATCATGATCAAACTGCATGTTAAAAAAGTAAAAAGCTTCACCCATTGGACGAAGCAAATAGTCATCTACGTTTTTAATTACAGTCTTGATACTTCCTGCTGCAGCACCCATAAGCATAGAAATACCTGCAGCGGTACGGCCAGTACCCTGCACACCTGTTTGACCATGAGCAAAGCTAGGAAAGCCTGTAGCTTCATCAGCAAGCTGACGAGCCTTGTCAAACAACTGCATATTTTCATTACTTACGTTAGGAAACTTTGTACCAAACAAAGCTTGCCCCGGTGCGCCACCCTGACGCCTAAACACCTTACCCGGCCAGACCTTTAAGTCTTGACCCGGTACAAGGTTAGTTTCATCTACTTCAAAAATTAAGTTACCACTAAGCACAGCGTTATCTACAGCCATACGCATGAACCCATTCATAAGTGTTTGAGTGTCATCCATGTTTTCTGCAAGACCAATACCAAAGAAGCTGTAAGGATTAAGCTCATACGGTACAGCAAAGTAAGGAATACGAGTAGGCTGAAACGGATTAGCTACTAGCCGCAGGATCATATCGTTACAAATCCAGCAGTTAATCTGAATTTCGTCTGTGTCCTCAAACTCTTTAGGCAAATCCATGCCGTATTCTTTAGCGGTTTCAGTATCAATAGTGCCCCAGTATTCTAGGATTTCATACCTATCTGGTGCCTCGTTAATAAAGTAGTCTTTAAGATCGTTTTCCCAATACTCACGAGTGTATGTACCACCAGCAGCAATAGACTCTTCAATTGCTTCTTGCCTAAAGAATGGCCGCTTTTTTAAAGCGCGTAGCTGAGACTTAGACAGCTTATGCCGTTGGACTACATAAAGAGCTTCATCCATATTTGAAGAGTCAGGATCAGGATAGAAATCCCAAATAGAAACATGAGCAGCTTGTGGAACAACCTTAGTAACAGGCTCATATCCACCTTCTTCATTCCACGAAGGATATTCTTTATCAACAGCAAACGGCCCCTTTAAAATACCTGTACCAAATAAGACACACTCAAAGATAGATGAACGCAAATGTTTAGACGCATTAGATTCTTCTAGCTGATCATGGATTTTCTTTTCCATTTTCTTAGCTGCAATTTGTGCAGGACTAAATGTAATCGCAGTAGGAGTAGTACCTACACCTTCTTTTAAATTCTTGATGCCCCTAAGCTTATCTGCAAGAGGACCAAGACGTTTAGTTAAAGAATAGAGAGTGGCCCCTTTAGGAAGCTCCTCTTCATCATCTCTTGATCCATAAGGAGACACAGGTCCATCATTTTCAATTTCTTCAGGACGTTCTTTAGGGTCGAAATATACACTCTCACTTACACCTTCTGGTAATGTTGTTGGATCAATGGTAATAGGAAATTTAGTCTTGGCAAAAAGTACATCAATAATTTGACCATACGCAGCAAGAACTTTTGTTTTAGTTACTTTAATAAATACACGCGAGCGTTCTGCTTCAGTAAACTGTACGTCAGAGCTATACAGACCACGATAGTTTCTGTACGCTTGCAACCAACGATGCTCATCAGATTGCTGACGCCAATCTTTAGATTTATTGTAGGCGTCGTTTACATGAGCAATAACCTCATTTAAACCTTTAGAATCGGCACCCTCATCTAGAGCATAACCAATTTGTTCTTCAAAATCACCAGTAGTATCTGTCATGTATTAATACCCAAATGTTTGATCTGCTACAGCAAAGTTATCTGTTTGCGACATAGGATCATAATCAAAAATATCGTGTCTTGGTCTGCTCATTATACCATATCTAAGTGCGTCATACAAGTGATCTTCTGATTTAGTGTCTACGTCTTCAGGGTTCTTTTTATCTAAAGGTATAGAAGGTAGTTGTGAAACTAAATTAAAACAGTTATCAAATACTACTAAGCTTGGATTGCCATCTTCATCTTCATCTTGTAATCGTCTGTGTAGTTCATTCTTTCCTGCAATACGACTACCACCACTTCTATCACTTGGTCGCCACCTACATCCAGCTAAAATCATTTGCTCTGCAAGGCTTGGTCCTGTATCACCACGCTTGTGCCAACACGAACTATCTAACACACCGTACATAATTTTGCCGTCATCTTCCTCTAGCTCTAATACTTTGTAAGCTAAATCTCGTGCAAGTACTTTAGAAACATAAAGTTCTCTATACACAATCAACTGCCCATCAGGAGATAAAGCAAACCAAACTACTGCAGTCTTTGAGCCATACCCATAATCACACGCTCGAAACTTAGGAAAGTTTTTAGGTATCTTGTACGCAGGTACAACGTGCTTGTTTCTGTCAAACTCAGGAAATGCTGCACCTTCCGAAACATCCCAGTTACCCTCTAATAACCTTTTTCTTTGGTGTTCTGGCAACGACAGAAGCATCGTTTCATAGTCGCCACTTTCAGCCAAGTAAGGATTATCAAAAAGTTTAGCAGGAATAAACTTCCTTTTAAACAGCGGTTGCTCTTCCTTTGTATGCCCTTTAGGATACTTAAGAGTTTTGCCAGATTCATCCGTAGCCCAAAACGATTTATTAGGACTAGAAGGATTAATGAAATACTTTTTTACCCATACGTGACCAGAGCCTCCGGGGTTAGTAGTAGCTCTCATATACACAGGTAAGTCTGATGCAGCAGACCTCAACCTTGACCTTAAGTAATCCCAAGCAAATGGTGTGGCCCACTGCGTTAGCTCGTCAAAGCCTATCCAACAAAAGGACAAACCCTGATAGCGTAGTACATCTTCATCTCTATCAAGATAAGACAGCCACAACCTGCCACCAGCAGGGGAAGTCCACTGCATTTTTCTTTCTGACCATTTAATGCCGGGAATAATCTTTGGATAGATTTCTTGAGACTTCCAAATAAGTTCCCTTAGTTCTTCCGTAGTTTTACGAAGCAATAGGCCAGAAAATTGTG